GTACTCTTGCCAAAGATTGTCATATGCATCACCGCTAAGATCAAGTAGGTTTTGAGCATTAAACTGGTTTTGAAAATTTAAAGAAGCTGTATCTGAAGTTGCAATCTCTCTACGCCACACTGCATTACTTTGCTGAATAGCCAATTGATTACGAGCGTTAAATTGATCTCTTTGATTAGCTACTTCTGAATTAAACTTTTGAATAGCATTTACTTCACCAGTGTTAAATTGATTCATAGCATTAGCTTGAGTAGTGTTATTTTGTGCTACAGACGCAATAAGATTAGAATAAAACTGATCTGTTTGCTGTTGGTTAGTAGCATTGATTTGTCTTGCGGTATTTTCTGCCGCTGCATCTGACAAAATACTTTGCGTCTGCTGTTGAGAATTTAAAACTGAAGCTTGTTGTTTATTGTTTAAATTGCTCATGTCAAGCTGCAAAAAGTTCTGAGCATTTTGTACAGCAGCCTGTTGCCTATTATTTAAATTGGAAATGTCAAGATTAGCTAATGCTGAAGCATTTGCCATTACAAGAGCTTGTTCATTACTGAGGTTTGATAAATCTACTGTCTGTGCAAACTTAGCATTTTCTAAAGCTATTTGCTGATCTGCAGTAAAGTTTCTATTTGCAATATCTGATACTGTAGCTGCATTTCTTACACGAGTTTGAAAAGCCTGATCAAATTCTTGGTTTAGAAACTGTGCTCTGTATTGACCTGTTAGCATAGCAGATTGTTGTCTGTTTGTCAAGTTCTGTGCTTCAAAAGAAGCAATTATTTTAGCGTCTGCTTGTGCTATAGGAAGAGCAGCTTCAAGCGAAGCCTGAACAATTGCTTGTGCTGTCATGCTACTTGCACCCAAGCCTCTTGCTCCAAGCTGCTGTGTAGCTGCACGTACTGCACCAGCAGCCCAAAACGGTACTTCTCCCTGTACAAACTGTTCAGACAGTATTGCAAGTTGTCCTTGTACGGTAGCTGCTGTACTAGGATTAGCTTGAGCAGCTTGCAATGAAGGCTCAACAAAAGCTGCAGCTTGAACAGCCTGTTGATCAGGGCCAGAAATTTGCTCTGCTGCTTGTAGTGCCCTATCAGCAGGAGCTTGAATTTGAGTAGCTTGAGATAGTTGCGCTGCTTGTAAATTAGATACCTGTGACTGTGCTTCTTGTTGTGCTTCTATAGTTTGTGTAGGTGCTCCAAGTTGTTGTGCTTGTGCTGCAACTTGTTGTACAGCAGGGGCTGCTTGTGTAGCTACTACTTGGGCTGCTTGTGTAGTTGTAGGAGCAGTAGTTTGTGCTATAGGAACTTGGGCAGCATCTGTAATACTTAAATCTCTTGCTACTTGCCCTGTAGCTGGATCAATATTTTGAGCCTGTTCAAATGGTGTAAAGGCTGTTTGAAATTGTGTGCCATAAGGTAGTGCAGGATTAACTAATCTTTGTCCTGTAACACCTACTACGCTAGGCAATTGTCCTGTAGGAGTAGTAGCTGTAAGTATGTTAGCTGGAAGAGTATTAGGAACTGCTTGCGGGGTAGCAGTTGTAGCTGCAGTTGTAGTAGAAGGTACATAGCCTCCTTCAGCAAAGCTAGGAGTATTATTAATAGCTTGATTTTGTGTATTAATAGACTGCGCTGCAAGTACGGCATTTTGTTGTAGATAATTAGGAAAGTCTGCCATTTCCCCCTGAAAACCACTTTCCCTTGCTTTTTGCAATAGCATGTTTTGATTAAACCCTACCATATTAGTTGTTCCTTTATTCTACGTCCTGTTTATTATTAGTTTCACCATCTTAGCGCCATGAAAGCCCAGAGTTCAGGCAATACTCCCGAAGCTCCTATCGTTACATAAAAATGTAAAAACATTTATTTTTACTTATTTTCTTTATATACGTACATCACTTTGTCAAGGCTTTGTCGGCCAAGCCCAATCAGAGGTTCCCCATTTAGCTGCTTCATCTGTGATGTCCCGCAAGGCTTGTCTATAAGTTGCCATATCAGATGGCATAGTGACATCGCTTAAAGCATAGAAATCAGTATCGGCTAATTTTAAATTACGTTCAATACGAATGGATTCTAAATTACTTGCAGTTCGATCCGTTTTTTCAGCATCTGTCATAGCACGTTTTTTTGCTGTCGCAGTGACTTTCGTTTCGGTGATCACTGTATCTTCACCATCCGACGTTTCATCCCTACCGATTTCGACGGGAACTTCTACATAAGGTAGCCACCCTATTGTTTTCAGATAGTCGTTATCACCGTCCGATAGGTTCAAACCAGAGATATTGCGCCAAGTTTTGGGGAGCGTTCCCCGATAAGTTACGCTGCCGTCTTCAACGTGTGCATACATTTTAATTTCTCCTTAATACTTTTAAATGGGCCAGACCAATCACCGTATTGCTCTTGTCTGAATAGTGTTGCGCTATCGTAATAGGGTGATTTATTCCCCGGCAATGCCCAGACATAGTACGGTAGGACCGGAACTACTATCCATGTTTCAATTCCCATTGCCGCTGCAAGATGGGCCACTGAAGTACAAGATGTTATAACCAACTCACATTGACTAATTGATTTACGAGTAGCAGACCAATCCGAAACTTCAGCCTGTGGCATCCAATTGGGCTTTAAGTCCGCTCCCTCATCACGTTGCAATGATACGCAATTAAAGCCCTTAACTGCGTCGAACATCAATTCTGAGGGGAACAGTCGATGCTGCTGATGCTCGAATTGTGGATTTCCAGCCCAGCGAACTCCAATACGCCCCGGAATAGTTTGGGCTGTTCTTTGGATATAGCTAGAGCCGTCTAAGTCAGAATATTCATACCCTAAAGGACGTACAGCCGACATAGATGGCACCCAATGATCGTGGTAGACACCCAGCGCCGCCTCATGTTGCACTACTGGAAAATCCTCTGCGAACAATGGCGCAAGTTCAGACGAACAGGAAACAATCACGCGACGAGCCTTGGCGGCAATATTCCAAGCATAGCGGTAGCCGTGAATTTGATCGCCCACGCCGCCTTCAAGATTTAAGAGGACGGTGCTTTTTTCTCCTGACCACTTTGGCATCATGGAATCAAATTTATTTCCAAAGATATCTTCTGCTCGGCCCTGATCAAGCAAGGCTTGTCCAGCTTGCAAGTTGCCCTTTCGCAACTCATACCAACCAGCGTTAAAGGCCACCCGATTACAATCTGGCCTAACGACTCGAAGATGGGTAATCAGTTTCTCCGCTGTTTCAAAGTCCCCGTGAATAGATGCGTCTAGCTGCGTGTCGAGGGGATCAATTTTATGGGTAGCTTCCGGTTTGTCATTCCAAAATTCACCGCCTTGATAATGATCAAATATCTCATCGCCAAGGACTTCACGAGCCGAATACTCTTGTTTACAAACGACTGGGCGCACATCATGCAGTCCGGCGATGCCCCAAGCCTCATCTACTTCGTCAGACGGCGGAATATTATTAGGGTCGTGAGCATACACTGGAGAACCAACAAACGCAGATATCCGGTCCATCTCCCTCGTCATATGACCAACAAGGGCATTGTATTCGATAAACAATATGCTATCAGGATTGCTTTCGTAAATGGCTTTTAGCCCTGCATATGATTTAAACAGATGCGTTGCCAAGGTCGAGTTTTTACAAAAGTCTTTGATATCGTCAGGCTTATCAATTTTCACAAATGACGCAAGGCACTCAGCGATGGGCCTAACAGTCGCTATTATTTTTACTTCACCTTGGACAGCTATCATTGTTTTAAAAATTTCGGGGTCGAGCCAACTACGGGATTTATCAAAGATGTATTTTTCTGGGCGCTTAGAATATTTGTTTTGCACGATACCGCGAAGAACCTGAATAATATCATCCGCACCTTCACCGCTGGCTTTTGTCGCCGGGTTCTCCTCCCACGCCGCTATTGCACCGCCCATTATGTGACACAGGTTAGATGTCGAGCTAGCGTAAGTATCTGGCCTTTGATTGAGAAGCGAGGCCAGTAGCGTTGATCCAGAACGAGGTAGAGATGCTAAATGTATCATCATTCTTCGTTTATAAATATCGCGGTACGAAATTGACCGCCGAAATTAATCGACGTATCGCCACCCCAAGTAGTAAGTGAGCCTATCTGAACAGGAGATGTTCTTTTTGTAGTAGAACCATCTCCTAATTGACCGGCGTTGTTCATGCCCCATGCCCATAACGTCCCATCAGTTTTAATAGCACCACCACCATTTCCATCGCCGCCTGTCCCAAATACATCGGCCCAAGTGGTTAAAGACCCCACCTGAACAGGAGATGAATAGTTGGTTGTGGTGTTCAACGGCCTGTATTCATTATTACTACCGCCCCAAGACCAAAGCGTCCCGTCAGTTTTAAGTGCGACCCGAGCTTGCGACCCGCATGGTACGCATTTTACCCAAGTAGTAAGTGAGCCTATCTGTACGGGGACCGACTGGCGGGTCCGATAGGTGCCATTTCCTATTTCACCGTAAAAATTACGGCCCCATCCCCATAATCTTCCAGCTGTCGTAACAGCATGACCGCCATCTCTGTGGCTATAAACATTCGCCCAGTCGGTAGCCGACCCGATTTGAACTGGCGAAGATCGATTGGTCAGCGTGCCATCGCCCACGCCGCTATGGTAAAGGTTGTACCCCCATCCCCAAAGCGTCCCGTCAGTTTTTACAGCATGGGTATTCTTAAACGCTGATGAAATTTTAGTGGTCCAATTAGTAAGTGAGCCAATCTGTACTGGCGAAGATCGATTGGTGGTAGAACCGTCACCGAGTTCACCGTGGCTATTCCTACCCCATGCCCATAACGTCCCATCAGTTTTTACACCATGGCAATGGTTGTCTGCCTCTACGCTTAGACCAGCCCAATTTGTTAGTGAGCCTACTTGTACTGGAGATGAATAGGTGGTTGTGTTTCCAAGGCCCAATTTACCAAGAGTAGCGGCCCCCCATCCCCACAGGGTTCCATCACTTTTAATTGCGTTTGCCCCATTTCCTTGAGCAGCGACCCGAGTCCATAGATTCC